TAATGCAAGACATTGAAAAAGTCTATAATTCCTACATGAAACTTGTCAATTTGCTTGATGCGCGGTCAGGCGCTATTAAGCGGCTAGTTGATCACTTTGGAGAGCGGTTTGCCACCTGTCCTGCTTTTGACAGAAGTGAGCGCTCTACAGCATCTCCGGGAGGAATGATGCTTCACAGCATCAACGTTACAAAGACCATGAAGACTGTTGCAGAATCTTCTGGATTGAAGATTCCAATACAGTCGATAATCATGTGCGGTCTTGTTCATGAGTTTGGTCGGCTAGGAGACCTGAGTAACGACTACTACGTCGAGCAGAAGTCTGATTGGCACAGAGAGCGAGGCAATATCTACACCTACAATCCTGAGTGTGTGAAGATGACTCACGGACATCGGACGCTGTGGATCTTGCAGCAGTTTGGAGTCGAGCTTACGCCTGAAGAGTGGTTAGCTGTCGCTTCTTTGAGCTTCTACTCTGAAGAGCAGCGATTCTACGCAGGATACGAGGGTGACCTCGCAGCTCTGCTGCAGTACGCAGACAGGATAGTGACTGCGCAAGAACGAGTCTAAGATATTTACATTAGTGGCAAATCAAGAAAAAGCATCAGCAATTGGACACTACTCTAGCAGGGGTAGAGCTATTCCGTGGTCGGGAGCGCTCGGCGGCGGTGATGGCGCGCAGCAGAAGATTGGACGTCCAAGGCTTCCGGGAAAGATTCAAGCATCTCCAACAGGCGCTGCTGACAGCACTTTTGCCGGAAGGATGTCTCTACTGGTTCCCGACTACGAGCAACAGCTCGCTTACGATGAGGTAGGTGAGTTTGTCGGCATGCCTGACTACAAGTCCAACATAGAGAACATAGCGACACGCAAGCTTGCAGGTCCGAGGAAGCTTCCAAGAGGTTTCAAGCTGCGTCTCACAGAGGACTCTGGTGATGGATTTGAAGATTTTCTGCATGTTGAGGACCTGCTCGAAGAGATTGCTCCTAAAAAGAAGAAGTTTAAGAAAGAAGCATCAGGTGTCGGAGCCGTCGCAGGCTACACGGGTCCAGTATCAGGTCCCTCGAATCCCAAGAGCTTTTACAGCAAGATGGCGAAGGCCGCAGGAGGTGAGTATCTAGAGGATCCAACAAAGACTGCTCGCGGGCGTCCGTAAAACTTTTGAACAACTACCACATTAAACGTTAAATCATACTAGCTCTAAACATCACACCGAAGTTAAGAGTTAACCACAAAGGAAAACAAACTAATCATGACCATTAATTTTGACGCACTTAAGAAGAAACTAGATAATCTCTCCGGTAACAACAAGAAGAGCAACGCTTCCTGGAAGCCCAAGGAAGGCGAGGAATACACGGTCCGCCTCCTCTCGTTCCCGAACAACGACGGCCAGCCCTTCAAGGAGCTCTGGTTCTACTACAACATTGGCAGCAACCCTGGTCTCCTCGCTCCCTACCAGTACGGACAGCAGGATCCGATTCAGGATCTAATCCGCAAGCTGAAGGATGATGCATCCAAGGAGTCCTACGAGCTCGCCAAGAAGCTCTACCCGAAGATGCGTTGCTACGCTCCGGTCATCGTTCGCGGTGAGGAGGACAAGGGCGTCCAGCTCTGGGCGTTCGGCAAGCAGGTCTACCAGTCGCTCCTCGCGATCATGCTTGACGAGGACTACGGTGATATTACCGATCCTGAGTCCGGCCGAGATGTGAAGGTTCGTTGCTTCAAGCCCAATGGCAAGAAGTACACTGAGACTGAGGTCATGCCGCGAGGAAAGGCTTCTCCTCTCAGCCCGAACACTGGGTCCGCAAAGCAGTGGCTAGGAAATATTCCAGACGTCTCCAAGATGTTTGAGCTCAAGTCTGCAGATGAGCTCAGCAAGATCGTCAACGACTGGATCAATAGCGGAATGCCTGACGGCAGCGATGGAACTCAGAAGGGTGGAAGCGGCAGTTATAGCTCTGCACAGAGCGACAGCGAAGAGACTCCTACGCCTCGCAAGAAGCCTTCTGGAAGTGACAACTTTAGATCGATCGATGATGCTTTCGCTGATCTTATCGAAAGCTAATCGATAGATTGACCAATCGAGGTAAGGGTTGTAATGTTGACCCTTACCTCGTATAGTATCAGACAGGAGAAACATGACAAAAGTTAGAGATGATGACTTTACATCAGAGCTGATAAAGTCCTTAAACAAGGAGCACGGCTCCAAGATAGCCTATAACCTCACTGAAGACGCTTCACCTACTCACGTTAAGCGGTGGATCTCTACTGGCTCTGCGCTTCTTGACTACATCGTCTCGAACAGGAAGGGCGGCGGCCTGCCAGAAGGAAGAATTGTTGAGATCTTCGGGCCGCCGTCGATTGGAAAGTCTCACATTGCTACACAGATCGCTCGGTCAACTCAGCAGATGGGAGGCATTGTTGTCTACATCGACACAGAGAATGCAACCTCAGTAGAGAACCTTCACGCACTTGGTGTTGACGTTTCTAGACGATTTGTCTATGTTGACACTCACTGCACAGAGGAAGTCTTTGATGTAGCTGAGAAGACCATCATGAAGGCAAAAGCGATGGCGAAAGACGTCCCGATCACAATCATCTGGGACTCTGTCGCGGCAAGCTCACCCAAGGCCGAGCTCAACGGAGAGTACGACAAAGACACTATCGGCCTTCAAGCTCGCGCAATCTCGAAGGGCATGCGCAAGATCACTGGTGTCATCGGTGATCAATCAGTTCTGATGATCTGCCTCAACCAGATTCGCACGAAGATAGGCGTTCTCCACGGTGATCCAACCACGACACCGGGCGGCATGGCGATCCCGTTCCACTCCTCAGTGAGACTTAAGTTAGGAGCTGGTCAGCACATCCAGAATAAAGACGGAGACATCATCGGCATCAATGTCTCAGCAAAGACCGTCAAGAACAAGGTAGGACCACCGTTCAGGACTGTCAACTTCCAGATCCACTTCGGCAAGGGAATTGTTGAGCACGAGGAGATCTTTGATGTGCTTCGTGAAGCAGGCGAGAGACAGATTGGAAACAAGATGGTCTGCGTCTCAGGAACCACGGCATGGAAAGTGTTCACTGTGACAGACCTTGATAAGGGTGCAACGATCATTGAGAAGAAGTTTCACAAAGCTGAGTTCGGAGAACTTCTTCGAAATCCTGAGTACAAGACCTACCTTGACAACCTGATCGAGACAGTCATGGTCAGGACAGGGTCTGCGTCGATTACGACCGAGGAAGAAGAGGAGTCTGATGAGTGATCTATCCCGCAGGACTGTTCTTCTTGTTGATGGCATGGGAACATTCCTGCGGCATTTTGTCGCCAATCCAGCTGTGTCGACAAACGGTGATCACATCGGCGGGGTGATTGGAACTATGAACGAGATCCGATCACTCTGCGACCGCTTTCGACCTCGTAGAATCTACGTTGTATGGGAGAGCGGCGGCTCACCTCGCCGTCGCGCCATCTTTCCAGATTACAAGTCCAATAGAAAGGCTGCAAAACTTAACAGATTCTATTCAGACGACATACCGCAGACTGTTGGCGGTCGAGACAGCCAGGTGAAGATGCTTGTGTCGCTTCTCAAGCATTCACCTATAGTTCAGCTGTATGTCCCAGATTGCGAAGCTGATGATGTGATCGGCTACGTTTCCAGGTACCACCACAAGGAAGAGCTGAAGGTCATTCTAAGCCCAGACCACGACTACTATCAGTTGATATCTGAGGGCTCGATGGTATGGTCTCCTACTTGGAAGAAGATGGTTGAAGAGTCGGGAGTCCTTGAGAAGTACGGAGTCCACCCTAACAACTTTGCACTTGCAAAATCCGTGTGCGGGGATCAGTCTGACTGCATACCGGGCGTCGAGGGTGTAGGTTTTAAGACGCTTGCAAAGAAGTTCCCAGAGCTATCACAGGCTGCGACGGTGATGGTGTCTGACTTCATGCGTCAAGCTCGATCTCTGTCTGAGTCGGGAGACAAGACAAAGTGCGTCCGAAGCATCATCGAGTCAGAAGAGCTTATCCACAGAAACTGGAGTCTGGTCTACCTTGACACTGCTAACTTGTCAGGAAGTCAGATCACAAGAGTTGAGGGGATCATTGAACAAGCTAGCCCCCAGAGGCGTAAAATAGAATTCATTCGAACTATGATCTCGCTCGGGATCCAAACATTTGACGCTGACAGATTCTTTAATTCAATGACACAAGTTGAGACAAAATGAATATTGAACCGACTCACCACTTCAAGCAGTACGGCAAGCAGTTCCAGGAGAAGATCTTCCAGGCACTTCTGACGGATAGAAACTGGTCAACTCAGATGACTGAGATTATGGCTCCTAGCTTCTTTGATCTGAAGTACTTGGAATTTTTGACTGACAGGTACTTTACCTACTATGCGAAGTACAAAGACTTTCCGACTCTGCCGCTTTTGATTACGATCATCAGAGACGAGCTGAAGGAAGGCAAGGACACAATTCTAAGAGATCAGATTGTTGACTTCCTGCAGCGAATCCGGGTCAACCCTGACGTTGGAGACCTATCCTACGTCAAGGACAAGTCTCTTGACTTCTGCAGGAAGCAGGCAATGAAGGAAGCTCTTGAGAAGGCAGTTGAGCTCATTGCAACTGACAATATTGACTCTGTCATGAGCTTGATGAAGAATGCACTGTCTGCAGGAACGCCTGCATCAATTGGGCACGACTTCTTTGAAGATGCCGAAGCTCGTTTCGTCAGGACAAGAAGAGTTCCATGCCCTACTGGAATCACTGCAATTGATGCACCCGGAGTCTTGAACGGTGGCCTCGGGCGCGGCGAACTCGGCGTTGCAGTTGGAAATACAGGAACTGGAAAGTCTCACTTCTTGGTCTCTGTTGGTGCTGAGGCGCTTCGCCTCGGAAAGAATGTTGTTCATTACACCTTCGAGCTCAGCGAATCTGCAGTCGGACTCAGGTACGATTCTAACTTCTGCAAGATTCCAAGCAACGAAATTATCGACAGAAAGAGTGAGGTCCTAGACTTCTACAAGAACGCTACACTCGGTCGCTTGATCATCAAGGAATACCCGACAGGTTCAGCTTCTGTGCAGACTCTTCGTAACCACATCGAAAAACTTCTACTTAAGTCGTTTGTTCCAAGTGTCATCATCATCGACTATGCTGACATTATGCGGTCTTCTAGAAAGATGGACTCGCTTCGTCACGAGTTGAAGCTTATTTATGAAGAGCTTCGTAATCTAGCGATGGAAATGAACGTCCCGATCTGGACAGCATCTCAGGCAAACAGAGATGCTTCTAACTCAGATATCGTCGGTCTTGAAAACATGTCTGAAGCCT